CATTTTCACGCAGGAAAGCCAGAATCTGGGAACGCATCGCATCCTGCTCCGCCTGCTTTGCAGTGGGCTTGGAATTACCAGTGGAGCGCTTACGAGAAACCAGTTCAATTTCATGCTCCATGAATTTCACAATGTCGTCGCAAGAAATAACGTCGTCCATGTTCTCAGTGACCAGCTCCTCAGAAATGGGAACCATGTCGTCTGCGCAATTGCGGAAATAATCGGCGATAGTAGCAAACATGACCTTCTTAGTGATAGTAGACATAAATCATTTCTCCTCTTGTTTTTTGAATTTTTGTTTTCCTTTGGATTGTCTTTATTATATCATAGCTTTTTTTATTTGTCAACAACTTTTTTTGTTGACCCGCTAAAAAACATTCATAGGCTTTCAACCCCTTCCTTAATTTCTGTATTAACTATATCATACTTTTGCGGGCTTGTCAATAGGTTTTCTGAAAAAAATAAGCGAACTAAAAGTTCGTTTATTTTTCCACTAATTGCCAACGTAACTTTTCTTTTGTTATAGGATGTTTTCCTGCTGATTTTCTTTCACCTTTTAAACATTTACTAATATTAGCTTGCACAATTCCATAATGTCTAGCCGCTTCACACTGAGAAGGAAATATTTCTCCGGTAGTTAAACAGCACACTTTTTGACTGTTAGTATCTGATCCGGCTTTTCTCCAAGCGTCAACTTGTTTTTTATGTTCTTCTGGATGATTTTTTTGCCATTCTTCTTTTTTCTGATTTACTTTCTGCATTAACGCTTTTTGTTCTTCTGGATGATTTTTCCAATATTCTTTAGCCCCTTCAACGAAAGGCTTTATAACCTTTTCTTTATATTCTTCTGGATGGTCTTTAGCCCATTGTTTTAAACGTTCACTATTTTCTTTATAAACCTGTTTTGCTTCTTCTGGATGATTTTGCATCCATCTATGACAAGCCCGCCAGCCGTCCCCCTGTGTGCCACCTTCTTGTAAATTATAAAAATCAGGGTCATTTACTGCATCATAATAAGCAATATAAAATTTTTCTTTTTCATCAGCTTCTTGTCTATCTTTACAAATATAAAGAATTTCTTTTGAAAAATTTTCTATTCCATATTTTTCTATTGCCTTTTTTATTAAAGTCCCGCTTCCTACATAGCTATCATTTATTTCCCCTTTATGTTGACCAATGTATTTTTTCCCATTTATAAGATTAGTAGTTAAATAAATATAGTAGTCCATTTAATGACTTCCTTTCTTTTAATGTTTTCATTATTATTTGAAAAATGACTTCAACGAATGTCAAAAAATAGACCAAAAGTTTTTGCAATCTAATTAAAGATTGCAAAAACTTTTCAAAGTAGTTATTAACTGTTTTTCTGAAAAAGCTTTTCCAGATACTTTTTCCCATTCTTTTCGGTTTCTTGCTTCATCATCAAAAAGAATGCCTTTTCCGCAAGTACTTTTTGGTGTACCATACGGAATAATATAAATAGCATCAAAAATTACACTAGGCAAATGTTTTTTTAACCATTTAATTTTTGCCGCTTTTACGGCTTCATGATATTCAACACTACTATTTTTAGACGTCCAAGAAATAATACCGATAGAATATCCATTTTTTTGCAATTTATGAAGGATTTTAGCTAACTGAGATAAATTTACTAGGGGTTTAGCTTCTTTATAAGGGAAAACGTCCTCTTTTTGCAAATATTCCAGCCAGTTAGGTACCCCATAAAAATCAATCCAAGTGCCGTCACAATCTAGCCAAATATTTTTTTCCATCTAGTTCACATCCTTTTGTTAGGTTAAGTATACTATACCACAAGGGCGGGAGCTTGTCAACCCCCGCCCGCAAATTTCTTTAAAAAAGTTTTCCATCCATTTTCTTGTGTCGGCTCACACAATAGGAAAGAATTTCTTTTTCAATTAGAACATCTTGCAAGCCTTGGTGTTCCTCTACAAATTCTTTATTTCCGGTGATGTAACGATAAATAATTTCAGCAGTAAAACGCGGTTGATTATTTTTTGTCATGTAGCCATTAGCAATGCAATATTCTTTATATGCCTTTTGCTTTCCCAGAATTTGACGGGACATTTTCAAAGTATCGTAAATTTCAACATATCGGGGATAGAAATAGCGATACTTGCTTTTAGTCAACCATCTTTCTGTATTGTTGAGCGCTCCAAGGTCAAAACGGTGATTGTGTGCGTAAATTTCTGTAATTCCGTACTTTTGAATAACTTTATTCAGCACTTTGCGAATGGTGGAAAACTTTACTAATTTACGCTCACCCCTTGCAATCTGCTTTTCGTACAGCGGAATTTTATCCGCATAATAAGCGGACTTCATGAGAGATTTTTCCAGCACATACACATCATAATTGACAAAAGAGAAAGTTTCATAAACATTTCCCCGCTTATCACACACAGCAAATCCCACATCATAAACCAACATATTATAAGGGTTAACACCTTGTGCGTCTTTGTCCATTGGTGCGGTTTCAGTATCCAGCACAATAACATATTTAATTCTACGGTCAATTTTGTTTTCCATTTATAACACGTCCTTTTCAAATTGTGACTAAAGTATATCATAGAAAAATACAATAGTCAATAGGTAAAATGTAAGTTTGTGCAAAATGACGAAAAAGTAAATTTTTGGAAAAGTTTTTACCAGACACTTCCAGAACTACCAAAAATTGGTATTCGTCACATTGCACAGTTTCAGGATGGGATATTTGTGCAGATTTTTCGCAAATTAGTCTTGACAAACTGCGGGGCTATGTGGTATAATATTTCGGCGGGGTGCCGGTACTTTTCTAAAAGTATTTTATAAAAGACTTCTTTTAAAAAGGTTTTTGTTAGAAGTTTTGCAAGAGGATAAAAAGAAACTGGGTTAAAAATCCAGTTTCTTAAAACCTTTACAGAAATTCAAAGCAAAACTTTTTCCTTTTACTTTTGGATGCAAACATTTACTATCTCCCATGGAGTTCATACAAAAGCCGTTGTTATATCCCCAATATTTGCAATTTTTACATTTTACTTCTTCAATGGGGCAGTTATTATTCTCTGCCGCTTGAATTTTCATTTCCTGAATAGTCATAAAATTACACATCCTTTTAAATTTTTTATTTTTCGTTTCCTTTGCTTTACATCTATTATTATAACAGAATTTTGTAGGATTGCAAGCACTTTTCTTAAAAAACCTGCACAATTCGGGATACCGCATTTTGTGCAACTTTTTGTATTTTTGCTCTTGACATTGGCTGACTATTGTGGTAAAATTTTTCGGGGAAGTTACGCAGTTGACTTTTATAAAAGTGGTTTCAAAAGTAGTAAAAAAGAAAAGGCGTTTCCGCCTTTTCTTCACATTTTAGTTTCAGTCACGAAATATTTTCCGTGGTACAACTTGCAAATTTTGGTAACAAGTTCACTCTGTTCACAAGTGGCGCAGTAGATATTGAAAATAACCCATTTACCGACTTCAATATAATTATGTGGGATTTCATTCAACAGATGGTTAATTTCATCTAGGTTGACTTTTGCAAAAGTCGCTTCAAACTTCCAAAGCTTTTCTTTTGCGCTTTTTTCCTCGATAAACTTAACCAGCAAAACGCCAATAAGGTTTGAACCAAAAGTAATGATACACTTAACCCACATAGGGAACTCCGCAACAGTGAAAACTAGCATGATATTGTAGAATGCGAAATATCCTGCATTAGCGAACGCCGCCGCCCATTTCCCGCCTTTAATGGTTACTAGGCTTTTGAATGTGGCAAATACCACATTCACAAGAGACAAAAGAGAAAAGATAATAATGAATTTAATGTTCATGATTAAAGCCCCCCTTTAATAGTCCACAGAGTAACCAGCGGGGCAAAGATAAAAAATGCGAATGCGGCGAACTCCATAACGAACTTTTTCATAAATATTACATCCTTTCAGAAATTTGCTTCTTTCTTAATTTCTGTATTAAGTATATCAAAATTTATTGTATCTGTCAATGAAATTTTACACAAATCGGGATAGGAATTTTCATTTTTATTTGGTAGTTTTGCCTATTGATTTTATGCGGCGGTTGTGTTAAAATTTTTCGGGGGCACTTCTATGAAAGACTTTTATAAAAGTAGTTGTTAAAAGTAAGAAAAAGAAAAGCCGTTTAGAGTGGCTTTTCTTTTAGAATCAGAGTAATATTTTCGTCATTGGGGTTTTCAAATATGTCAAGGATATTTTCAAGCTGTTCAAGTGTAGCATAAAAGTCTTCGCCTTCGCATTCAACGCCCGTATTTTTATTTTTAATCCGAATTAACTCAGGATCGCCGGTGCCCGGTTCGTCAAAAATTATATGATAGATTTTTTCCATAACGTGAAAAGCCGTGATAAAAGATTTTGTTTCTTCCATAGAAAGTTTAACATGAATATTTTTCTTTTTTTTGATTTCCATTTTTTTAACATATCCTTTCCATTGATTGATATTTAGCGTTAATCAACGTATTGCTGATAAACTAGTATCCAGTCATTCTCATTTAAACTAGGGTTTCTATTCACAATAAACATCGTTGCCGCACGCATTAACCAATTCCATAAACTTTTCAAACATTTTGAACACATCCTTCTCTTTTGTTAAGGTTTTATCTCTTCCTTACATTAACTATTATAACAGAATATCGAGAAAAAGCAAGTATTATTTTTAATTTTTCTTGTGTTCTACCTTTTGCACAAAATACATAACCGCTTATTGTGCATCTTGCTACTTCTTTTAACAACGTTTTTGTTAGAAGTGATAAAGAAAGAAGTGAGCTAAAGCTCACTTCTTTTTTCATTCCATTAACTGAGAAAGATATTCAAAAAAGAAAATTTTATAAAAGTCTTTATCTGTATAAATAAGACTTCCTAAGGGTGAGAACTGCGCCATTACAACGTCTGTTTCATTATCTACAATAGAAAGATATTCAAAATAATCTGGTGTTTCTAACCAACTTTTTACAGAACGCAAACACTGTTTAATGCCTGTCCAATGTTCTGTTATTCCACCAATGATTGAATAAGCATCCTCACCAATTTCTGTAAATGTAACCCTCAGAGAATATTTTGCATTGTATACCATTAGTTCCAGCCCCTTTCTTTCTTAATGCACGCATACCGTTCTGCATTCTCAGCCTGAATCTTTTCTTTATCGTAGATTCTAGCTTTCATTTTCTGGTATCCGTCAGCCTTGAGACTGGCCCATGTTCTGCACCTCTGAGCACACATCTTTTGAATAGCTCTTACATGATACTTGCTTTTGTTTGCGGTGTATGCGTCAAGGCTTTCAGCTTGCACAATAGTGCTAATAGGTCTGTACTTACCGTTGACATCGAACAGTGTTACTTGAATACTTACCATAGTATGCACATCCTTTACCTTTGGTATAACTATACTATAATACATAATATATCAAAAGTACAACGACTTATTGTTGTAGACTCACAACGTTTGGTTGTGCTGCTGTCTTTGGGCATTTTGACGAACTTACCAGTCTTTACCAGCTTTTACAGTTTTTACCAGTTAGCCTACCCTAACGCTAATTAGATAAAGTCACACATTACGTTACTAACTCTTGACTTATGACAAGGACTTTTACAAAAGACTTATTTAAAACAGGTTGTTGTTAGAAGTCTTCCAGTAATTACTTTAATAAAAGTGTTTTACAAAAGACTTAGATAAAAGACTACTTTTAAAAAGGTTTTTGTTAGAAGTCCTGTGGTAATGTGATGAATTAGGGTGCGTTAAATTTTTAACAATCTTCGCCGCTTTAAAAGGTTGAACTGTAACACTTTACACTGTTGAAGTGCAATGCTTTAAATGAGTGAAGTGTTATGCTTTACACTGTTGAAGTGTGATGCTTTAACGTGCTGAAGTGGATTCAGGAAAAAATATTTTCGTCATTTTTAACAAAATTTTTAAGAAAAATTTGTGCAATATATACAAATTTGAGAAGTCGGGGCGTGTGAATAGCTCACGCCCCGAGCATTAACAGCGCGACTACGGAGTGTTTGTATGTGCATTATGTGAGATAAAAATAAAAACCGGGGGTAGGGTTTCGGGAAAATTTGAATTTGATTTTGAAAATGGGGTTTGTCTGGACATTTCCCTCTCCAAGAGCAATTTAAAATTCAAATAACTAAAAGAAAAAGAATATCTACTTCCTCTTCAAGAATATTTCAAAATTAAATAATAAATTTTTTATCTTTCTATATGTATTTTCCCTAACGTCCAATCTTTTGAATAAGGAATCCAATACTGTTTCCGCCAATATTTTTTAAACTTCTCTGCTTCCTCTTTTGTCTTATAACAATTTCCTAGACTACAAAGAATTTTTCTAAATTCCTTTTCAAAATCTGTTAAACTATTCATCTTATTACAAACAGAAACATCTAAATTGCTACCAATATAATAAAATGATGAATAACAAGAAGGAAGGTAAGGTTCTTCTCCTACTTTAAATCTTAGATCATTTTTTATAATCTCAGTAATAAAATCCGATTCAATCCAACAATTATTATATCCATCATGAAGTTTAAATTCATATAACTTATTAATCTTGCAAAAATAAAGAATCTCCTTTACTATATCATAAACTACAAAAGTTACATCAAATTTAATATCATTTTTATTCATCCACTCTTGAATTTCTTTATTATTAATAAAAAACATTTTTAAAACCTCCTGTTTTTCCACACCGCATCCAGATTTTCCATCCTATTCCGCCACTTCTCTCTATCATTGCGGGCATCCTGCTCCGTGCGGTAACAATTTCCAATAGCAACAAGCATATTCCGCATTTGTCTATCAAAAACAATATGCAATTTATCCATAGAAGGGCAACTTGCTGGCATCAAATTTGTATTTACATAATAAAATTCATCATTGTCTGTGGGGATATAAGGCGGCTTGCTAATTATATAAAAATTACTCTTATCATTCAAAATTCTGAAAAACAGATTATTATCAAGATAACCGTCTTCTATTTCACCAGTTCCTGCAAGACAAAACAAACCTTCGGTATCAATATAGCAACTATATGTTGTCTCGAAATCAGGAATATCAATACAAAAAAGTTCATTATACTTTAACCCATGAATATCCATCCACTGCTCAATCAAAGTAGAACAAGACTTCGTATCTTCCATCTCTTAACCCACCTCTTCCAGATTCTTCTTCACCTGCTGCATCTTTTCTGCGGCGGCAAGCATTTTTTCATAGTTACGGTTTACTTTAAAATCAACCCAGCCTTTTAGATCATTTTCATCAACATGATAAATTTGTTTTAGCAGCTCGATGCTAATAAGTACATCCGCCATTTCCTCAACCAGATTGCTATATACATTCTTTCCACGTTTCATTTTAGCAATCGCTTGAATCAATTCCCCGCACTCCTCCATACATACTGTTGTCTGATAATCCGCACCATACCAGTCAATAGTTTCATAAACTTTCTTTGTATCCATTTCCATATTTTTTCCACATCCTTCTCTTACTTGCTCTTGCGGCGAGGTGAGTTTCCAGTACCACAAATTGCCTTATAAAGGCTCTGTGTTGCGCTATAAGTAGCCTTGCGGCGATAAGAGCCTGCTTTACTTTTCAAAAAAGAAGTTTTACGTCTAGCCATTTTCATTTTCTCCTTTATTTCTTTTTTCCTTTTGTTTTTCTATAAATATTATAACAAAATTTTTTTAAGAAATCAATTTAAGCATTTTTGTCCAAAACGGTGGATATTTTTTCTAATTTTTGATATAATAGAGCTAATAAAGCGGTTAAGAAAAACCAAGAAAGGAGGTTAATGATGGCGGATATAGATGTAAAGGATTTAACCAGTTCTGACCAGTCTCTTAAGTTAGATTATACCTTACAATCAGCAAAAGAAAGAAATGAATTGGTAGACAAAATTATTAAAGCAACGCCGCAAGAAAAATTAACTCCTAAATATTTAGAAGTATTAGCAGATTATATTATCTTTGCTATGGATAAGCAAGAAAGAAAAGAAAAAAAAATATTAACAGATAATAGATTGGTAACAGTAAATAAAAGAGAAACTTCTTATGAAGGTTTATGTGGTAAATTAGAAAATGGTGAAGATGGTATCTATAATATGTTATCTGATTTAGGAAAAAATACTATCTTAACTCCAAAAGACCCTATTACTGAAAGTGATTTAGAGGAAATTCCTGAGTTGAAAGAATTGCGGCAAGCAATAGAAAAAGTAGAAGAGCTATATAAAAGTGCTTATGGCAAAAAGAAGTATTTATTAAAGAAACAAATTATTGAGATGCGGCAAGATCAATATGTAATTAGAAATGGGTATCGCCGCACTTCAGCAAAATCTAGTTCTACAATTAAATCAATTGCCCGCACTGCATTTGATGATAATTGCACTATTGATGAAGATGGTGTTCCACATAATATAGGTCTTATTAGTTTCTTTAATCCTTCTCATATTGAAGCATTACTATGTAATTATTCAGCTTTAAAAGAAGCAGCTTATGCTAATTTTGAATATGATTTATATTATTTAATGGAAGACTTAGATACTTTAGTTGATGAAACTTTAAAAGATGAATATCCCCTTTATTATGACCTATTGATTTATAAAATTGATGGTATGACTAATATTGAAATTCAGCAAAAGTTAGAAGAAACTCATGGTATCAAGCATTCTATTGAATATATCTCTGCATTATGGCGAAATAAAATTCCTAAGTTAGTTGCAGAACAGGCTCAAGAAGACTATTTAAATTGGTATTATTCTGAAAAAGCATATGGTAATTGGAAAAAATGTACTAAATGCGGTGAATATAAATTAGCTAATAAGAAGTTTTTTTCACATAACTGTTCAAGTAAAGATGGTTGGTATTCAATTTGCAAGACTTGCCGCAATGCTAACAGTAAGAAAAACTTAGCAAAACTTGCTGCAAAGCAAAGATATTTGGACAAAAATAAATAATTTATATATTTTGCTATTAATAAATTATAAATAGGAGGTGAAATATATAAAATGGCTAATTGTTATTGTGAAAAATGTCGTAAAACAATGGCTGATGATAATTTTTATACTTATAAGGATGGTCGAAAAGCCGAAATTTGCAAGCGTTGTATGACAATGCACATTGATAACTATGACCCATCAACATTTCTCTGGCTCTTGGAAAAAATGGACGTGCCCTACATGGAAGAAGAGTGGAATGTATTGCGGGACCGTGCGTTCGCTAAAAATCCTGAAAAGATGAACGGCATGACGGTATTTGGCAAGTACCTTTCCAAGATGCGGTTGAAGAAATGGAAAGATTATGGCTGGGCGGATACTGAGAAGCTTAATGCGGAAAAGGAAGCCTTAAAGCAGACTGCGGAAAATCGCGCGGCGCATATAGAAGACGAGCAGGCGCGTAAGCAAGAACTTCAAGCTCAACTTGATAACGGTAAGATTAGTGAAGCTCAGTATCTAACGCTTTCAGATTCAGATATCCAATATCAGAATTATGTTGAGCAGAATATTCAACAAGCTCAAGCTATTCCTGGTGGAAATACTAGCGGCATTGGTCAGAACAATTACTTTAAAGAGGACGAATTCATTTCAGAGGATGAACTTGTCGATGTCGGCGCGGAGTTAACTCATGAGGATAAAGTATACCTCGCCATGAAGTGGGGAAGATTATACCGTGCAAGTGAATGGGTTGAGCTTGAGAAAAAATATAATGAAATGAAAAAGTCATTTGATATAAATGATAGTGATACAGAAAGTTCATTAATTTTAATTTGTAAGACTAATCTTAAAATGAATCAGGCTCTTGATCAAGGAGATTTGGAAGCTTATAATAAGTTATCTAGAGCTTATGAAACTTTGCGGAAATCCGCAAAATTTACCGCAGTTCAGAATAAAGACGGCAATGATTCAGCTGTTAACTCTGTTGGTGAGATGGTTGCTTTTTGTGAGCGCAATGGAGGTAAAATTCCTAAGTTTGATTTATCTATTGATAGAGATATTGTAGATAAGGTTATTAGAGATATGAAAGATTATACCAAGTCTCTTATTTATGATGACCCTGCTCTTGCGAGACAAATTGAAGATTATATACAGAAGCGTGAAAATGCAGAGATGGCTAAAAAAGATAAAGAAGAAGCTAAAAAGCACGGCTTGTCTGAACCTATTTTAACAGATGGTGACCATATGAGGTATAAACAATTTTTAAATGAACAAATTGCTCTTGATAAAAAAATTGTTTATGAACCTCCTAAATTAGATAAATTACAAAATTTGAATGTTGGTGATGATAAGTGAGTTTACAGTCATTACTTGACATTTCTGAAGCTAGAGTAAATATGCAGGAAGTATCTGAAGAAAGAATGCTTGCGCAGATAGATAATTTGCGGAATTTAGTTTCTTTCTTTAGAGAATATCCTGACCTATTAGTTGATTATATGGCTGGGCCAGATGGTGGACCAAACCATTTTAAATTTTATTTTTATCAACGCGTGTTTATTAGAATTGTGATGCGACATCGGTATGTTTACGCAACATTCCCCAGAGCTTACAGTAAATCATTCCTATCTATGATGGTGTTAATGCTTCGCTGTATTTTGTATCCTGGCGCGAACCTATTTGTAACGACCGGAGGCAAGGAGCTGGTTTTTAGCTTGCTCCACCTAGCCGTGAGGTTGGGGTATAAAGTTTTTGAATTGCTGGAATATCCTAAAGTTTTTACCGCTACAACATAATAAGTTTTTCTTTGCTTATAAGTGTGAAAGCCGTAGAAATACAGAAAAAAGCGTAAAAAATGTTCTATGTCGAAAGGCTAAGGAATATAAATAAAATGGACAATCAGCAGCTAAGGAAGGAAAGAAAAAATATAACCTTCAAAGTTCAACGACTATCCAGTAATGGAGTACAGTAAAATGGAAGTGAAAACTATCTCATTGAGATAAAGATATAGTCTAATTTCAATTTAAAGATTGAAAAATTTTTGAAGCAGCTAGCATTACAATTGCAAAGATTGAGGAGATATGCCGACTTATCCCAGCACTGAACAATGAGATAAACTGGGAGAAGGGCAAATCCACAAAATCAAAAGACAGCGTTAAATATCTGTTTAAAAATGGTTCTTCCATTGACATCCTTGCAGCGCGTGAATCTTCTCGTGGTCAGCGTCGAGTTGGCGGTCTGATGGAGGAGTGCGTTCTTATTGATCAAACCGCGTTGAATGAAATTATTATTCCCACTACAAACGTTAACCGGTTGCTCCCTGATGGCACGCGTGATCCTAAGGAGACGGTGAATAAGAGCCAGATCTATATCACCACGGCTGGCTGGAAGAATTCCTTCGCATACTCTAAGTTAATTGAACTTTTGATCCAGTCCATTATTGATCCGGATGAAGTAATGATTATTGGCGGAACCTATGAAACGCCCGTTATTGAAGGCCTTTTGGACGAAGACTTCGTTGAGACATTGAAACTTCAGGGTACTTACGCTGAGGACTCGTTCGCAAGAGAATATGAGTCTAGATGGGGCGGCGATGTAGAGAATGCATTCTATTCTGCGGAGAAGTTCGATAAACAGCGGGTATTGAACCAGGCGGAAAAAGAATGGAGTGGCCGTAACGCAAAATCAGCTTATTATATTATTGGCGTTGACGTTGGACGCTTTGGTTGCACAACTGAAGCTTGTGTATTTAAATGCACACCGCAAATGCAAGGTTCTGATTTAA